AGGCTACGTAGCCTAGTAGCCTACATAGGTAGAAACGTTGTTTCTATCACGTAGGCTATCTAGGTTTCTAGGTTACTTAGGCTAGTAGGCTTAGCCTAGTAGCACAGTAGGCTAGTAACCTACGTATCCTACGCAGCCTACCGGGCGAGCGTATCGAGATGTGCGAGGGCTGTCAAGACTCGTCAGTGCTCATCCCACCTTCGGTGGGAAAACTATCTGAGATTCATGCTTGACTGTGGTGGCGGGGACTGGCAGTCTGTGGCTGCTGTGCTTTCGTGGCACAACACCTCCTTGTGGTTCCTCCAGGGTAGCTCTCTGGGGGGCCACTCTGGGGGTAGCCGGGGAAAGAGACATGGAAGGTATTTAGCAGTCGCTAAGCGACATGGAGGTGTGTGTGTCGAGGGAGCAAGAGTTGTACGACTTTGTCTTGTCAGCGTGGCCTAAGAGGCATGGTGATACTAAGACATTGAGGGGTTGGGTCGGGAAGGCGTTTCTCGCTTATCCAGACGTTGACCTATTGGTGGAGGCGCGGAAGGCGTCTTTGTGGGAGGCTGAGAGGCCGTCAAACACGAAGAGAAGCATCAGGCGCTTTCTTTCTAACTGGTGGTCTAAGAGTCAGTCTAAAGAGCCAGGTAGGCGAGCGAGAGTGGTGTCTATTGGCGCTGTTCGCTGGCTGAAGAAGAACAACAAGAATCCAGATTACGCTTTTGAGAATTGGGTTCGCGGCAGGGAGGTGACTCCTGAGTCGGTGCTTGAGTTCTGTTCGTATGCGTCTACTGCTGAGCCAATCAGCGCGGAAGAGGTAGTAACTATCTTCCTTGAGGGGATGTAATGGCTTTCTCTTCAGAAAGAGCACTTCTTTCTATCTGTCTTAGAGATCCGGTCTGTGTAGATGAGGCGAATTCTTTAGGTCTAAAGAAGGACCACTTTGAGCAGCCGCGAAACAGAATCCTGTGGGGTCAGTTCGTCCGCGATAGGACGGCTGGTATAGGCCCAGACAGGGCGACTCTGTACGACAAGTTTGAAGACAAGATAGGTGATGGTAAGGCGTTCGATAGCTACGAAGAGTTCGGGCGCTTAATCGGCCAGATAGAGAAGACGCCAGGAAACAGGAACAACATAGAAGCCTACGTGGGCTCAATCGTTCAGGCCGCCAGAAAGAAGCACATCGTTCGCTTGTGTCACAACATCCTCGCCCTAGAGGAGGACCAGCAGCCGTTTTCTGAGATTCTCAAGCAGTCTGCCTCTATTGCGTCTGTCGCAACGTGGGCTCCAGAAGGCCGTTCTCAGCCGAGGCTCGCTCACGACATCGCAAAGGACTACCTAGAAGACTTAGAGGCGCAGCGCCTTGGTCTTAGAACAAGCACGCTGTTTAAGTGTGGCATTGAGTCGCTGGACAGGATCCTACTTGTACGTCCAGGCCAGATGGTTGTTGTCGGCGGCAGGCCCAAGATGGGTAAGACGCACTTGATGATCTCACTCCTGAGAAACATCTCCGAGCAGTACGACAGGCCAACGCTGTTTGTTTCCGCTGAGATGAACGAGATGCAGATTGGCGAGCGCATTGCTAGCTCAGAGGCGCGACTGGGAGACACGGCAGAAGATGTCCGCGCTGCTAGAGACGGTGTGCTGGATGCTTGGAAGGGCATCCCCATCTACTTTGACGACAAGCCAAACAGCCTTGGTGCGGCTCTTATGTCCATTCGCGTCCAGAAGAAGCAGTTAAACATCTGCGCTGCGGCTGTTGATTACCTGCAACTTCTCAAGCTACCGCCGTCTACAAGCAGGGAAAGGCAGGTTGCGGAGGCGTCTAGTGCGTTTAAGAGGCTCTCTATGGAGTTGGAAATCCCGATCTTCGTGGTAGCGCAGCTAAACAGAAGCTGCGAGTTCAGAGAGAACAAGCGTCCGATACTGAGCGACCTGAGAGACTCCGGGCAAATCGAACAAGACGCAGACGCCGTTGTCTTTGTTTACAGGCACTTCGTTTATGACGACGACTACGCTAGGCCCGAAGAGGCAGAGGTCATTGTAAGGGCGCAAAGGAACGGACCTACAGGCACTGCCTTCTGTTCCTGGGAGCCCGGAAAGGGGTGGTTCCGTGACAGACACTGAGGACTGGCGCGAGGTTCACATTGGCCTTTTGTCTTTTCAAAGAGGTGAGCCCACAACCTCAGAAGTTTACTGGCCCAAGCGCGACGAATGGCAGGAGTGGGCTGTGCCTATCTATAGGAGCGCGGTAAACAAGGCGAACGGAACAACAGGCTTAGGCCCCAAGTGTTCGGCGTCTTGGCTTGCTATGAGGGCGCTTCAGTACAAGTGGAAAGACCTGTTTGAGTTCTGGGCAGAGAGGGCGCACAAGGCCGGACCCATGCCCATGGAGTTCATTGAGTCTGACTTGATGAAGCGCGTGTGGAAGAAGATGGTTATAGAAGAGCGTCTTGCCTTTGCCTGGTCTCGCTTCCATAGCGACTATGAGGAGGGGATGGGATACCCGCTACGAGCGAGCCCGTTTGCCAGAAAGGCTGACCTGACCCAATGAAGGTTTTTCTTGGCGTAGACCCTGGCCTAACTGGCGGCTTGGCGCTTATCTCTGAAGCTGGCGACGTAGTTAAAGCCACACCCATGCCTCGCCTTAACGGAAGCTCTGGCCCGCTAGATACCAACGCGATAAAGGCGTGGTTCTCTGAGGCCAAGGGGGCGGGAAAGGTCTATGCAGCCCTTGAGCGGGTGTCCGTTAGGCCAAAGGAAGGCGTGAAATCAACGCTTACAGCGGGCATTAACTGGGGGTTTATCAAGGGGATGCTCGTCGCAATAGGCGCAAAGCACGTAGAGCCAACGCCTCAGCAGTGGAAAAAGGCCCTCAGCCTGCCGAAAAGACCCGGCTCAGAGCGGAAGAAGGCGAAGGAAGACGCCGTTGCTATGGCGATGCAGCTATTTCCTGGGGTGTGCCTTACGCCCGGAAGGAAGCGAGTCCCGCATGACGGGATGGCAGACGCGCTGCTGGTGGCAGAGTACGCGAGAAGAGTGCTTTCCTAATAAGCCGTTCTGAGCGCGTCTTCCATTGGCCCGCTGTTGTGCGGGTTGTTCTTCTCTTTGCGCTTCTCTTTGTGCTTCTTCTTGAGCGGAATTGGCTTGTGGTGTGGCCTGTGGTGCGGCTTGTCTGCCAGGTTGATTACGATCTTAATCGTCGGCCCTGACGGCGCTGGACGGTCATGCTCTTTGATGGCTTTCTCGCCCTCTTCCAGCATGGCGTCTTCGACGCGCTCACACATGTGCTTGTCTGGTACGTGCATCGCCTAGAATCCTCCTACAAGCGACAGGATGGCTTGCATTTTCTTTCTCTCAAAGTCTGGTTTGCCTTCAAAGCCAAGGGCCATGTGCGGCGCTATAGGGATCCTACCGCTTATGTCCGGTCGTCTGGGATCGCCTGTAACGCGAAGAGTTGGGAACCTGGCAAGACCGCGAAGGATCTCTTCATAGCTCGTTGGAGCCTGAACTGGGGGTGGTCCTGGCATATTTGGTTACCGAATCGGCCCGAGATAGTCTCTAAGCTCTTCTATTCTGGCGTCCTGAGAGACAGTCCCAGGGCCAAACCGGCTATTAACTTCGTCTACATACTCTAGCCTTAGCTCTTCTTTTTCGGCCTGCTGTGCGTCAATGAAGGCGTTCATTTCAGAGGAACTCAGCGCCCCCTCGTAGCCCTCTGGTTTTCTGATAAAGCCGCCACTGGTTGGCGCACCGCCGTACTTGTGGCCTGCGTATGCGGAGGCTGGCCCCACAGCAGCCCCAAGTGCTGCGGTTATGCCAAAGTCTTTTGCTGCCCCAAGTGCTGCTCGGCCAACAAGAGCCTTGGTCGCGCCTTGTCGCGCTATCGCTGCTCTGGCTTTGGCGGCGACAGCCTCTGCGTTCTTTATGCTTTGCCTTCTGCGCTGGCTTCCAATGGTCTCGTCGTAGAGAACCTGCCTTATTGTCTGGTCTGCGTCTGGGTTGTAGTAGCCGTAGTTCCACTGTGGAGACCACCTTGGGTCTACCGGGCTATGCGGCATTGATGCGCCCCACTTTCCTCCAGTGAGGTACCTCTGGGCTCTAATGTCTTTTAGGTATTTCTCGTTAAACGGCCGGTCTGGAAATACATCATCGACGCGCTTTCTATACGCAGCCCGATCTGCCCACTCTGCGCTCGGTGGGCCGTAGCTATATGGATCTATAGTGGAGGCGCTTGGAAGAAGGCTGCCTTCTCGGATACCCGCTCGCCATGCGTCTGCCTGGGTTTTGGCTAGCGCAGCGTCTTCTACGAGAGGACTAAGCGTCCTAATGCCGCTGGCTCCTGCCAGTCCAGTTGCGATGCTGCCACCAAGCAGGCCCCTCTTCGCAGCCTCGATTAGCAGCGGGGTGATGTCTTCGTTTTCTGGCTCCAAGCGCGCAAAGCCAGGAGGGGGTCGCGATGGAACATCTGCGTCCCCGCCAAACGAGAGAGACCGGAGCGCGTATTCTGCAAGACCGGCAGGGGTTCTGCTGCCTACGTTGGCTCTTTCAGGCATATCAGTATTTCTTTCGCCTTGATTGTGATGCTTTCACTGCCCTGCCTTGCCTTGCGGCTTTCTTCTTTGCTCCAGCACCTGTATAGCACTTGCCTGAAGACCCGTACTTCTTGCCGCCTTTGCCGCCTGATTTACACTTCTTTACTGGCATTGTTGTCCCTGTTATTGTGTCAGCACACTCAACTGGAGGAATCTGTGTTTAATCCTAGCGAACTTACTGTGAAAAGTGCCAGGGCTCGCCTGTGTGAGCTTGATGTTGCTGGTTTGGAGTCTGTGCTGCAAGCAGAGATTGACGGCAAGCATCGGTCTTCCTTGATTGCTGACATTGGCAGAGCCATCGACGCAATCAAGACCGCTGAGGCTTCTGAAGCCACTGAGGTCACTGTCGAGCCTGCGAAGGTCGAAGGCCCGAGTATCGAAGCGTCTGTTCGGTACTACACCCAGAATGAATACGGCCAAATGAACCGAGCAACGAAGAAGTCGCT